TATGCTGCGAAGCTCTGGGAGATGGGTAAATCCGGAAAGGTTGAATTCAAGTACATCGACGTGAAGGGACTCTCTCTCGTGCGTCGAGACAATACCAAACACGTCCGAGGGGTCCTAAAAGAACTGCTCGACGTCATTCTCGAGTCCAAAGACACGGATACCCCGATCAAGCTCGCGCGACAACGCGCCATCGAGTTATTGACCGGTGACGTGCCGAACGAAGACTTGATTCTGAGCGCGCAGCTCGGTGACAGTTATAAGAACCCAAATCTCGCCCACGTGAAATGCCGCGACAGAATGCGTGAGCGCAAGCCTGGATCGGAGCCACAGTCTGGCGATCGCGTGCCTTACATTCTCATCAACACCGGTGATCCGAGGGCGAAGGCGTATGAAAAATCCGAGGACCCCGTGTACGTGAAAGAAAACGGCATAAGCGTCGATTACCACTACTACTTCCTGAACAAGTTTCTTCGACCCGTGTGTGATCTACTCGAGCCCCTCGTGGATTCTCCTAAACAGGAGATATTCGGTGAGATCATCGAGGCTCATAAACCACCGAAAAAAACAAAGAAAAAGTCAAGCGATCCCCCGAAAGGTCAACAAAGGATCGATGACGTATTTAGAGCTTTCGCCAATATGAATAAAAATGCCGAGCAGTGAATCTCTAAAAGCGAGCATATCAGAAATCGTAGAAGAATATGCAAAAGTTAGATTGCAGGAGTGCCTCACGCAAATACTAAACGCGCTGCCAAAAATGGGATACCACCACTCGTCCGAACTGGGAGAGTTCATAAGGGACATGGCGAAAGGTGAGTGCGTCGAGTTGACCCCGATGTGCATTGGGAAGAATAAAAAAGGCAAGCGGTGCTGCAATCTAGCGCACAAAGATACAGGGTTTTGTCGACTACACATATCGCAACATCCACGGTTTGATGCACTCACCAGCCCCCAGTCGACCACGGTGGACGTCCCCGTGTACGACGAAGACGAGGACGAGCTTAGAGAATTGAACGTTTGTAACACTAGATAAATGAAATGAGTAGAAACGATTTACTTCGCAAATCGATCGATGAATTTTATTCCACGAGAGAGCACGGAGACGTCTTGATTGATATACTAGAGAAGCGCGGTGACTCTGGTATATCACTCAGAAACATCGAGTGGTTCATCACGAATTACAGCAAGAAGAACCACACATCGTACATGAGCAAAGATGGTAAAATATTTACGGTGCACACATCGTACAAGTCCTCGCTCGACGGTTACAGCAAACGCTTGTTTGACCCGTTCTGTCGCGCGTCGAAGATAACTTACGACGTGCCGAATTCGGGTCACAGCGTGAAGACGACGCTCGCACAGCTCAACTTTTTGAAGTGGTGCATCGCGAAAGGCATTATCGATTTCATGCGCGAGAACAAACATTTATTCAAGCGAGTCAACTGACGCATCCCTGATTTTACCGTCTTCTATCACAAAAGTTTGGTAGCCAGTGTAATACATGTGCATCGTGTAAGAATTCTGAGCCGCGTCTGATAGTGTGACCTCAATGTTCGTCCGGTCACTCTTGAGCATCGTAAAATCGAGTGCCCCGGATGGGTTCACGGATTTCGGGGCGATCGCAAACGCGTACGTGTAAATGTTTCGTATCGGCCTAGACAGGCGCCGCTGGTAAGGGATGAGGTACTTGTAAAATGAATGAGACGCACTTGTGATGTTTGGTATGGGATTCCCGTTGATGTGAAAACGCGCCGAGCTTAAGACGGGTGAGAAAAACGTGTTTAGTTCATCAAAGTCGGTATCCCTGCTGAAATTGAAACGATTGTGTACGTACAGCTCGCCATCTTCAGTCTCACCGGGTTCGCCAATGATTGAATCGTTCTCGAATCGCTTGTCCCTGAAAAACCAGTGAAAGCATTTCACGGGGATGTTTGGGACCAAATCCAGTTTCAGCGTTCGCTCAGAGTTTGCCTCGATGTCTAGCTCGGGGTGTTTTTTCGCGACGTCGGTGACGAGCAACTGTTTCTTTCGAAGGAGATAAAGTCTCTCTTCGGGTCGAACTGTGATTTCTTCCGTGACGACGTCGAAAGATGAGAGTGCCAGTTGCGTGGACGTGTTCGCGAAGAACTCCTGTCTGTGTACCTCAAACTCCACGATGAGTTTCTGCTTGTACATGGCGCATGTCGGTAGGTACGGTCGTTTAACTTCGTTTGTGTCGTACTCGTCCGATACGTACTTTCGACTAAAGAAGAAATGCAGCGGGATCATGAGATCCGCCTTGTAATTCGCGTCGGAAGGGTTTGTTTCCGATGCATCGAATGCGAGTGTGCGGTTGACCAAAAATCGGTTCGCTACTTTCTCGGAGGTCTCCAGGTACAGCTCATCCCAGATAACTCCCCAATCGTCGTAAAACGTCTCGAGCTCGGTCTCGTCTGCCGAAATCCTGACGCTTTTAAAGATGTGTCGACCAACCTGATCGGCATAGTTCGCCCCATCTTCAAGCGCGGGTAACTGCATGTGGACCCACATGTTGCTGAGTAGGTCTCCCATGTTTCGCGTGTCGAACGTGACCTTGATGGATCTCTGACCGAAAGGCCACCCTGGCGTCTGGTCTCGAGGTTTGACGTTCGTGACCCTGTGAAACTTTCGAAACTCGCTGTGCTGCGGCGCGACCCTCGGGAAAAAATCAGATTGTGTCGGGTACTTCGAAAGTAGTCCGGGCTCTTGTGCACCGATGGCACTGAGTGAAATTCGAGCAGCTTCACCGCTCATCTACCATGGTACCTGATATTTTTTGACGCGTATACGCACGGGTCTTTCTGTACGGATGAACGCGAGCGCCGCTCCTAGCACGCGTCGGACGATGCGCGAGTTGACGTAAACAGTCGACGAATCCAGGAACGCTCTGGAGTTTTCTCTGTGGTCGTCCAGGATGCGTTTCATGGATAAGATTTTAGAAAAACTAGGGCGAATGTCGGATGCATCGATTTCGAAACGTACGCGCGAACCCGATGTATACGCCACACGCCACGCGCGTCTAAAGTACCGGTCGAGGTCGTCCGTGGTCGTCTCATCGTGAATGTGTATCCTGATTGACTGCATTCTTATATGACAACACTAAAAAACTCATCTAGTATCGCGGCGTAATACCGAAAGCAACTAATCCCGACAAAGCGGGGCAATTCGCAAAACGACAAAAGTGTACAGAAGACTTACATACAAAAGAAGCGATGTATCAAGTCTGTTTATAGAATAATAGGTGGCGGTTAATGTCCAAATCTTGATGCCCCCGTGCGCGAAGCACGCGAGCGCGTATCCCATCGACCGTGGAACGATGCCTGCTTGGAGTTCGCACTGAAACAGGAAAATTGCCGTCCTGATTATGCACCCGAGTTTACACGCTTGTTTTATCAGTTCCGCCGTGTCGATGGCTGTGTCTTCTTCATCTAACGAATTCGAGGCCATGTACACGAATTCACACGTCATGTGCGCTACTAGCCAGGTCATAGAGTGTCTCGTCGATTCTTTATAAAGACCGAGGCGCCCCCTGCTTTCTCCGCTCTTCACAAAATCGAACATGATACGCACTGGGTCGAACAAGTACATCGGCAAAAGATACGCGGCGTGTGCGATCAGAGACGGTGTCCAACGCGGGAATTGAAATCCCGAGCTTTCGTAGCTTATCCGATCCATGTCGATGAATGTCAACATGATCACGGTCACGCTCATAATTTTGCAATTCATTGCGTCTTCGTTCGATAGAGATCCAGTCTGAGCGGCGGCGAGTACCGCGTGGTAAATCGAACTGACGATTTGCACAACAAATACCACGCCGTGAGCTCTCCCAGATTGTACCAAATACAGGTGGTATATGATATTCCAGCCCATAGTGTCCATGTTGTAGTAGCTGATGACCACTGAATACATAGAACCCGATCCCGACCCAAAAAAATGATCGCTCGACGAAAGACCCCACGTCGGTGTTGCGAACCACGCTAACACGCTGTACGTGATGTAGGCGACCGAGCTCGGCGCCATGGCCGTGGCGGCGCCGTGCGTTGGCGACGAAAACACCGATCCCAAGATGATCCCCGCGCATGTCGCTGCCAAGTTGTACGTCAAGGCTGTCGCGCGTTCGCAGTCCACGTCGAACGTTTTGCGGACCACCCACGTGAACGCTGTCGCTAGCGCCACTGTGAGTAGGTAAGTCAAACACGTGGTCGGCGAGGGTGGCGTAACCTGCGTGACCGCGAGTAGGACGGGTATCACCACGAGCAACGGCGAACGGCACGGCCCGTGATCCCGAACACCGCCGTTCTGTGAGTCCTGGGGCAAACTGCGCGTCGTGCGCTTCGGGTGAATAGCGTGCTCGGACTCACCCACCGTCGTCTCCGAACTGCTCGACGTCTCCGACAAAAACGTCGATGCGGTGTCGTCGTTGCCTGTGGAGGTACGTGCGGTGACCCTGCGCCTGGTCCGCATGCCTCTGCGTCCGCGCGTACGGCACTGCGGTTCGCGGTGGTGCTGCGGTCCGCGGCGCGTCGCGGAGTGGAGTGACGTGTGGTGACACACGACGCTGTCGACCACGACTCGATCTATGGCTTGTATACTTATGAGTAAACAATGAGACACTCAATTAATTCCCCCGTGTTTTGATTGTTTCTATTATCGTATCACGGTGAAATTTCTTTACAAATGTACCCCTGCTAAATCGGCGGTCCATAACTCCTCGATCGACGCGTGCGTCAAATCGTCTAGGTTTTCTTTACACGTGGCGACTTCCTCCATGAAATCTTGAATGGCATCTTGCGTATACTGATGTGTCTTTATGTCCAGTAGATATGAATAATCTCCATTTATAGATGCGAACGAATCCGAGATTTCGCGTATCAACTCTTGACGTTTGCGCCGAAAAACGACGAGTCGCCCCGACACGACGTCCGATATGAATCGCGCCTTGTTTTCATTGAGCGTCGCGCGGGCGTGGAGCTCACCGAGCATGTATGCCTTGCGTCGTTGGTAACACTCGACACGTACGTCGGCGAAATCCTTGATGATTTCGAGAGGTGACGCGTACTTCTTGATTCCGTGCACCGGGTGAAGCAAGTGCATGTTGCTCACGCGAATCGTTTTGCGAAGCTTGAGATCGACCATGGGATCGGATCCCTTGTAACCGTGGATTGTGAAGTGCACGCGCTCCGTCGTCGAGTTATTTTCATAGCTCGAAATCACCTTGGTCTCCACGAGCCCGTCCAGGAATTCTTTATGGTCCTGTGTCCAGCGACCCGGCGGGAGCTCGCTTATGACACCGTTCTGAAAAACGCCTTCCGTGACCCACGCGCCGTCTTGTTCGAACACGCGACCCGTGAAGCCTTCGAAGTGCGGGCGCATTTCCGACATCGGCTCCCCGCGCATGTACCTGCGTACGTTTTCTATCACGTCCGATGCTTTAAACGGCGGTACGTAGGTCGAAAAACCCGTGCCTATGCCCTCGGTCCCGTTTACCAACACCATCGGTATAACGGGCACGAAGAAGTCCGGCTCGATCGGAACACCGTCGTCTTCCAGGTACCTCAGGACTTTGTCGTCGTGTTTGTCAAAAACTTTTCGCGCGATTGGGTCGAGTCTCGTGAATATGTACCTCGTCGCCGACGCGTCCTTACCGCCGAGTAACCTTGTTCCAAACTGACCCACCGGTACGAGCAAAGCCATGTTATTGGAGCCAACGAAGTTGTTTGCGAGTCTGACGATCGTGTCGGCCAACGAAACTTCACCGTGGTGGTACGACGTCTTCTCCGAAACGTACGCCGCGAGCTGGGCGACTTTCATCTCGCCGGTCAGGTTTCTCTGAAAGCACGCATGCATGACTTTGCGCTGAGAAGGCTTGAACCCATCCACGACGGACGCGATGGACCTGCGTATATCGGCGAGCGAAAAGTTCACTAAATCTCGAGTGATGAAGTCCGTGATCGTGAGGCTTTGAATTTCACCGTACGCCACTTCGAGGTTGGCGGATCCGGTGCTCTGCAAAAGCCAGCGCTTTCGATCATCCGCTTTCGTTTTGTCGAATGCGAGAACGATCGAATCGTCCGCGTGTTCGTCCGCGTCGAACCGCACGGTCAATTTATCAATCGCCCGAAAGTACTCGCGCGCCTCGGCCGATGTTGACGTACCCAGGCCCTTGTAATATTTGATCTTCCAGCCGGTGACTGGTTCGTTTTGTGAGTACCAATTCCTGAACGCGCGATCCGTGTAGAATTCGAGGCTCTTATTACCGCGACATGCCTTGATGACGGGTGTGACGAGCGACACCATGAAACCTATTTTCAAAAGACTTGGCCAAAATGCGTGTATCATGTTAAGAACGAGTCCCTTGATGTGGCTTCCGTCTGCATCCGCGTCTGTCATGATCATGAGACGACCGTACCTGAGATCGTTGACGTCCGTGTAAACTTTGCCCTGTTGAAGACCGAGGATCTTTTTGAGATCAGCGAATTCCTTGTTCGCAGTCAGCGCCGAAACAGGGGCGTCGCGTACGTTTTTGCACTTGCCGCGAAGGGGAAAAACGCCGTAGAAATCCCTTCCCACTACTGAAAGACCTGCGACCGCGAGCGTCTTTGCTGAGTCTCCTTCGGTGAGGATTAGCGTACACCTCGAACTCAATTGCGTGCCCGCCTTGTTCGCGTCGTCCAATTTCGGAACGCCGCTTATTTTGCTTTTGCGCGTGTTGGATGCATCGGTCTTCGCGAGCATTTTCATCTCCTTAAATCTCGAAAGCAGCATGAGCTCGTCCTGTATTCCGGTTCTGAGCACGGCTTTGAAAAAGTTTTTAGTTGGTGGTTCAAAGCGAGACCCAAATTCAGAGACTTTGCTCGTGCACTCGCTTTTCACTTGCGAAGAAAAAGTTGGATTTTCCAATGTCGCCCTTACGAAAACCCAAAAGGCATTTCTCACCTGATTCGGACGGAGCTGTATTTTCTTTGCTAATTCAGTTATGACACCGTTTGCCGTGACGTTCGCGACGTGATCGACGTGCGAACCACCCTTCGTCGTGGAGATACCGTTGACGAACGATACGTGTTCAAACGAACTGTCGGGCGACGGTCCAATGCACACTGTCCACCTGTCGGTCGTCACGCACATCGTCTTCTCAACTCCGGCGTGCATTTTCGCGAACTTCTCCAGAGTTTTGACGCCTATGACATGGCCACACCACTTGACTTTGCACGCGCTGGACGTGCACACGGCTGCGTCCCACGTACGCTTCTTGAATATGTCAATGATGGCATCGTCCATCGCGGTCATGTTGAACCGTTTCCAATCGGGTGTGAAACTCACGGTCACGGACGCCGTCGCGCTCGCGTACGGCTTGATCTTCGCATCGTTTCTTTTCGACATGTTTGCGTTCCATTTCTGTGTATACACCAATTTGTTCACGGGATCTTTAATTTTGATTGAAAACTGGTCTGAGTATATGTTGCATAGTTTCGAACCATATCCATTTCTTCCACCGACGACTCTTTTTAATGTATCGTCGTAATTTGTGGACGTCAGCAGATGTCCAAAGACAAGTTCGGGATTGTACACGCCCTCGGACGCGTTCTTTGCGACGGCCACTCCGCCCAGGGGGCCGTTGTTCTCTATGGTGACCTGACCCGAGTTTGGGTCGACGTCTACTCTTATGTACGTCACGTCTTTAGGGTGTAGCGAGTTTCTATCGATGGCGTTCACGAGTACCTCGTCAAATATCTTTAAAAGCGCCGGTGAATACTTGACCACTCGCTTCTCGAACCTGGATGCATCGTCGTTCAAGAGCCAGTATTCCTCGGTCACGTGTGCCGTCGACCCTACGTAGGAATCTGGCCTCTTGAGCACGTGCTCCACGTGTGATAACTTTTGCACGACTTCTTTCATCTTCGTCGTCACGGTATGGCGCGCCCGTCGCGCTCCCTGTCAAAGTTACGCCTGAGAAAACTACAAAACGTCTCTAATTCAACGAAAGATAAGGCGGTAGATACTGGGGGGTGCATTTTCATTTTTCCGATTTGTATTTGATGCATGATTCGCGGATGCGCGTGAATCCGAATATTCAATGAAAAACATGATCGGCATACCCACCTGCATTTACCGCCAATAACGCGTACGTACCCGGTGTTATTCGCTAGATATATTCCATATCGCGTGGCATACTTTTTGTATAGGAAGTGTTCGTAACTGTCTCGCGCTTCTACTGAGATATCCAGTGGGCACGCGCAAAACAGACATATTCCATCCCAAGCTATTCGCATGGCGTTATTTCACCCTACTTAATTTCCGACATTTCATTAACATGCAAGTCGCGCGCCCACGACGCGTCGTCACTTCGGCGTACCGACGTCCCGAGACGTATCGTGAGATAAAGAAGACCCTCAGACGTGATACCCTTCGCTGCGGCCTGGGGCTCACCGCCTTTTACACCGGAGTCAGTGGTGTCAGTGGCGGGGTGTCATCCGTCGTGGGTACAATCGCATCGGTCGCGTATGTCGGCATGCTCGGGGATTACGTCGATCGAATCGAGGAGAGCCCGATTCAGAAACAGTTATTGATACCGATATCTACGGCTGTTTTTGAAACGGTCGCGAACGGGTGGGACTCTTTCCCAATCGATTTTAATTACGCCGAGACGTTTACATGTTTTATGAGTTACAAGATGGCTCTGCTCTTCATGGCATACAAAGAGATTTGTTCACCTGACGAGTAGTCTATTCGGACGCCTTCTTGGCTGCTGTAGTCTTCTTAGCTGCTGTTTTTTTAGCTGGCGTGGACGCCGACGACTTCGCAGAAGCACACTGGCACACTCCAGGCGGCCCAGCCGGTCCAGCTGGACCGACCGGGCCCGGTGGACCCCGGGGACCCGCGACGGATGAACCCTTGGCCCCTCCACTCAGGTTGGCACCGACTTCTTCAGCGAGCTTTTCGATGATGACGAGGAGTCTATCCTTGTCGATGCGGTTCGCGTCCTGTTCTTCTCTGATCATTTTAATGATGGGTTCGATCGCCATGGTTTTGATTTGATATTAGAGAAGAAATTAGTTTTAATGAAAGATCGAGTCGATGATTTTTGTCGGGTATTCACTGTCTTCTGGGCTGGGTCAACACTGCAAAAAACTTTCCCAGTTATTCCCTGGTGCTGAATACTACCAGTTCGGTCAGGACATTCCCGAGACCGACCACGCTTTTCTTTTTGCGATACCGGTTGAACAGACGCTCAAATGCATACCGTTCATCAAAGAAAAGGCGAAAAGGGTGACGTGCATGACAGTCTGCGAGACGGACCCAGTGCACGCAGATTATGGTAAACTATGTGCACACTTCGATAGAGTTGCCGTGCCGAGTGAATTCTGTCGCGGCGTTCTTTCCCGACAGTTTCCGGATACCGAGTTCTATGTCATCCACGCGCACATACCTCAGCGACCTTATACGTTTTACCACATTGGAAACATCGCAGACGATCGGAAACAGTTTCCCAGGATTCTCGAAGCATTCGTGCGTCTAAATAAACCCGATGCACGTTTACTGGTGAAGGCGACGTGTAACCAACCGGTTGAAATAAAACTACCGAACGTTGAGGTCATAAACGGCCTGGTCAGTGATCGAGACATGGATATCATTCACGGTATGGGCGATTGTTACGTCGGCTTCTCTAAAAGCGAAGGCGTTGGGATGGGCGCAGTCGAAGCCGCCATGCGCGATAAACCTGTGATCACAACGGAATACGGTGGATCGAGCGAGTACATTCGCACCCCTTATATGATTAAATGTGAAACGCAACAGTTGGAACGTGACGATTTTTTATTCGTGAAAGGAACTTCTTGGGGTAAACCTGCATTCGACCAGCTCCTGGCATTTATGGAAGACGCGTACGCGAAGCGTTTGCAGTACATGGACCACACACATACAAAAGAGCTCGTGGGTGCGCCAAATGTTCTAAGCGAACTCCTCGTTGATGTAGAATGTGGCGAGCACGATGAGTCCCACTAAGATGGTCCCGGGCATCACGGCGCCCTTTTGTGCGATGATGTTCATGGTGATATCATCGAGCACCTGAACCCCTGTAGGTTTTGTGGCCACTTTCGGAACCACGACACTTACTGCGATGTATAAAGCCATGGCAATGATCACGGGGCGGAGACTTTCTCTGTCCAGTAGCATGTTTATTGTATTACTACAATACGTTTACAAATTTTTATATCCGGGTGATCTGTCGACTATCCTTGCTTGCCTTAAAGTCTGAGTAGCACGCCTTCATGCACCAAACTGCGTTCGCGTACTGAACTATCTTTGCTTTTCTCTTCGCGGCTGGTATTTTCTCGTGGGCGAACGCCTTGTACCCGTCGGCAAGGCACGCTCGCCACGCATCGTCCTGCACGATTCGTCTTTTCATGTCCTCTACTTACGGATGGCGTTATTCCTCTATATTCTCGAAAAAATGTAAGTATACATCAAGTCGATGATTGTGCAATTAAAGCGTAGTCCAAGACCGTCGAAGAAATTCAGGGTCATCTTAAAGGATGGCGACGTGGTTGATTTTGGTGCGAAAGGCTATTCCGATTACACTATCCATAAGACGCCACAGCGCATGCGTTCATATGTCAGGCGACACGGGGGATACCTTACTAGGGAAATCCAGCGTCTCGACAATAGTCGACAAATACACAGGGCAATGCTTCGCGTGAAAGCGAGCTCCAAGGAGGACTGGTCCAAGAGTGGCATTCGTACCGCTGGATTCTGGAGCCGCTGGCTTCTCTGGTCTGAGCCGACCCTCGAGCGAGCGAAGCGCCGAGTTTCCAAGATCTTCGGCATAGAGTTTAGATTGAGCGACGCAGACATAAAGCGCACCGTGTCCCGCCTAAGGGCGAAGTACGGTAAGGCGTACGCGCCCACTAAATATTTCCGGGGTCTTACAAGCGTTCGAGACGTGGAGGCGCGGTACAAAAGGATACTCGCATCTGACGACACGCCTTTCAAAACAGACATCGGCGTCCGAACGCGCAAATCGGCACACACGCGCCGGTTTAAAAAACTGTACCCGGGCGTCCGTGCGGGTGACCTGCGCTCGATTTCGAGTGCGACGGGTGTCCCTGAAAAGACACTTCGGATAGTCTACGCCAGGGGGTTAGCTGCCTGGAAAACAGGGCATCGACCCGGTGCTAGTGCACACGCCTGGGCTCTCGCGCGGGTACATTCGTACGTCACAAAAGGCAAGACGTTCAGGACGGCGAACGCGGATTTGAGTCGCAAAAATATTGTGCATCGTTAACAAGATGAATCGCATAGCAATCGATCTCGACGAAGTTCTAGTTCCGTTCCTCAAACCGCTCGCTGATTATCACGGCCGGGACATCTCTGCTAAGACGAAGCATCCATACCTATTCAGGGAGGTCTTCGAATGCACGGAAGAGGAATCTAAGCGCATGGTTTACGAGTTTTACAAATCCCCCGAGTTCCTTTTCGTCCACCCAATCGAGGGGTCTCAGCGTGCGATGTCCCATTTTCGACGGGACATGGATAAGATGTACGTGGTCACCGGTCGACAAGGCGTCGCCAGGGAACAGACCGAATTGTGGATTGAACGCTACTTTCCTGGGATATTTGACGACGTGATCCTGACGAATTCATTCACTGAGCACGAGATCTCCAAGGTTGATATTTGCAGGGCGCTTTCCATTGGGTGCATCATAGACGATTCCATGGACACATGCATGGACTGCCAGCGCGCCGGTGTCCTCGCTGCAAACTTTGTCGGCGCTGAAACGTATCCATGGTGCGACGAGAGTGACATTGCGATCCATGGATGGATGGATCGCGAGTTCATGCCGTGATTTATTTTACCATGACATACCAGAGGATGTTGGTGACGGCAGTGCTTATCGTACTTGTCGCATGCATTGTCGCCGGCAACGGAAAGCAAAAGCAGAAATCCTTTATCAACAAGATGATAAGACAGAGCGCGCGGTACGCGACGGCGGCTCAACAAGACGAGTCCCCACTTGTCGCAGTATTACACGCGAACTACTCAGCTGCATATTTCTACGCTCTCGTGGACATCGCAACCTACGACGAAATCCATAACGCCACAGGTATCGACGTGAAGAAGTTTAAGGAACACCTCGTCCGGGTCCAGGATGAAACGACGCGCAAAATTGTCGAGGCGTGTCCACAATTCAACGGACAAGTCGACTTGTTCCTGGCTACCATTGGTGGTGAGGCGTAAGTTTTATGTGTGACATATATCATATAGATATGGCCATCAAGGTGAACGAAGTCGTCTTCGAATACGGGGGCGTTATCGGCGATTATAATGCGCACATGTCGCGCGTGAAGAAGGCGAGGGATGCAGCGGTTAAGTACCTGAGAGAGCTGGAAAAACGACGTCGTTCAAATCTGAAAAAGAAACCCAAACCCGTCAATATGGAATGGGAGCCCGTCCCAGAAGACCTCAGTGCCAAAAAGCGCGCGCAATCTAATAAGCCGAAATCAAAACCAAAGAATACGGCGCGATTCTTTTCAAATGACCCCCGAAGAGTGTTAGGCGTGAATAAAGATTCGTCGAAATCCGAAATCCGAAAGGCTTATTTGAGGCTCGTACTGGATCATCACCCAAACAAGGGTGGAAATGAGAATATCTTCAAGAAGATCCAAAAAGCGTACGATACCCTCCACAAACAGGCGCCATGATGAGCCTAAACATACTCAACGCCATGCGGAACGTCTTCATGTCGGCTTCCCCGAAGCAGATCGCGATGGAACGCGCACATGAAACACAGGAATTGCGTGAACTCGAAACACGCGTCGCGCTGGATGAATACTACGAGGCAGTCTCTGGTCCATCTGCGACGGAGTTCATCAACCCATGGAAGTATGTTGTCGAAACGAGTACTGACCCATTCTCGGGGATAGACGATAAAACGGGTGGTATTTTTTTATGTGAAAACCGGTATTTGTATAGTATTTGGAAGAGATCCTTGTAATGCGTGCTAATCTTTTTTAAAAACTCTATTCCAAATCCTAGTATGGACGTGCGATGTTGCGACGCGTTCGAGTACCTCGATACACTGAGCGATGGCTCAGTCGACCTCGTTCTAACAGACCCCCCTTACATCATCAGTCACGACTGTCACCGAAACCAGGAAAACAAGGCCATTGAGGCGGGTGAGTATAAGTCCAAGACGGAAGACGAGTGGCACGCGTGGCGATCAGCGAACCCGCACGTGAACGTGCCGAACATGAGGGAGAAATTCATGAAATACGGAACCCCGTACGGTAAAAAGTTTGCCGTGTCGACATCATACGGTCAATGGGACGAGTCGTTCACGATGGAACGACTGGATGCCTGCATAAAGCAATTCTATAGGAAAATGAGAGACGGGGCTACGATCATCATATGGTTTGACATATGGAAGATAAGTTATTTAAAGGAAATGTTGGAATCGAACGGGTTTAAACAGATTCGATTTATTGAGTGGCTGAAAACGAATCCACAGCCCTTGAACGCGTCTCAAAATTATTTACCAAATGCACGGGAAATCGCACTCGTGGGTGTAAAGCGAAAAAAGCCCACTTTCCACGGTAGATATGACGATGGGACGTACCGATACCCCGTGCAAGTGGGTAAGATAAGGAAGCATCCGACGCAGAAAAGCTTAGCCATGTTTGAAGATCTTATTAAAAAGCATACCAATGAGGGCGACTTGGTCCTTGATACCTTTCTGGGCGGTGGTACGACTGCGTATGCCGCAAAAAATACAGGGCGCCGCTTCGCTGGGTGCGAGGCAAACCCGGAGTATGTTGACCACACTCTCTCCTTTTTAAATCGGTAAAATAGTCCCTTGAGCTGGATCCAGCGTCGAGAAGCAGTATTCAACGGCGGCCCAATCTGCACGCCACGAATCGTGTTCACTCACTAACGCGTTTAAGAAGACGTCTATGTCGCGCACGGGCGGCACCTGCCTGCGTGGCGATGTTCTCTTGCGGATAGCCTGGACGTTTTGGGCAGCGTGTTCCATGGATAGAAATGAGGATAAGGCAAATTTAATTACAATGTGACGATACTATTTCACAGAAAACTGGGAGCCTGGTGCTCTCCAGATTGCTATCAACGACGTGGGCAAAGGTACACCTAACTCCATATGGACACGCGCCGAACTGCTCGAACGAGCGACACGGGATCGTTTTAAAGCGCGGGCGCCGCATATCATCTTCACCGTGCGCGAATAAACACCTGTACCCGTACGGGCAGGAGCCGTCGCGCGCGAACTTCTCACACTGCTGTGTCTTGTATTTCAGCCGCGATGGCATCGAAAAATGGCGTACTTAGAAGGATAACGCGAAATGGAGATAAAAAATAATGTGTACCCCAAAAGTTGTACCAGGTCACAAAGGTTTGGTCGTCGGGGACAGACAGGACATGATACGCCGTACCCTTCTCCTATCTAAACCAAGGCTCGTCTATAAAACAACTTGGGATCCACTTTCAAAGAGCAAAACCACGAAATCTTATGACGCGACTACCGGTAAGATATACAGCCCACCGACGACGCGTCGTCGTTAGTACTGGGGTACCTGCATAGCCGCGCGTGCGTTGGACCTGCTCGTCCATACGGCGTACACGGCGAAAGCCGCGGCCATCAAGCCGACGAGTGCACCGAATGGTAGCTTTTTATCTTTACCCTTTTCGTCTTTATCGGGCAGCTTCGAGACGTTTGCGTTAAGTGCATCTAGTTTTGTCATGAGTGTATAGAGCGCTTCTAGTATCCGAGCGTTTGGGTCTTTTGGTTTCTGCTTTACATTGATTGTCACGATTTCTAGTACCATGTGCCATCTAGCATTCGGTTGTAATGGAACGTAGTCGCCATCGTCTTGCATCTCGTTGATCTTGAAATCCATTCGCTTGATGTTGATAGGGTTAAAGAGCATGTTTTTACGATGGAACGATCGAAACTGTTTGTCGCGAAGCACCGTACCATCGTTTCCACCGAAATGCCGCTCGAGAGGTACTCTCGCGAGCACCTGACCGTTCCGTTCATCTAAAAGCTGTGCTATCTTTGGGACGTTATCGGATATGATATCGACGTACTTTGCGACGTTAGTGTTGTTTGTGGAGGTGCTTTCACCTACTTGCGTGATGTAGAAATCGACCACGCTTAGACCGATTACGCGCGTCAGTCCTTCGAAGTGGATATTACTCTCCATTCCGAAATTGACCGAAAACACGTTATTTGTACCGTCGACGTGATCCGAATCGATGATGACATACTGTACCTTTTGTGGTAAATCTTCCAATGATAGAAGCATCTATGATACTCATAGAAAAATAACATCAAAGCGCGACGCGGTGCATGTTGGCGTGGTGGTTCAAGTGGTTTGCCGACCTGTCGGGGCGCGACGACGGCGTCGCGGAGCAGACGTTCGTGTCGCTCATGAACAGACTCAAATAATAACCTCGTAGCATTGTAACATGTACTCCCTCATAGATTTCGCCCTGGGTCTGTTGAACCCGTTTTTCATCGAAACTGTCGACATTACCAAGCCGAAAGCGTCATCGCCACTGATGGAAATAGTGGAAACGAAAAATGAAGTGGGTGAAACCGTCTACCTTGAAATGCCTATCGTCAAGTGTGGCCAAAGGACGCCGCGTCAGCCATGGTTTACCGATTGACGCCTATACAGACGCCTCGCCCGAAGATCGTCGATAACGCACCTGACGACGCGCGCCTCGTTTCGTACTACCTCACGCAGATAAACAAGGAGATACGAAACGCGGGAGACGCGCATACCACTGAACTACTGCAAATGGAAAGGGATTTTCTTATCTCTAGCACTTGAACGTGGACCTACACCACTTCTCGTTGACGTTGCCGAATGAATACTCAAACGAAAGGTGAAGCATGGCACCCGTCGCGACCAACGCGGTTGTCACATTCGCACCAGTCGCCTTGCGCACGACGCTGAAGAAGAGCAGGTTCAGAAGCCCAATAAATATCGCTTCGAACATGACGTTTGTAAAGTATCTAGATGCCATCTTAATCATTTCCAAGATTTTTTTTCACGCAACACCACCACTCCACAATTCGACGCGCAGCTATGTCTTATCTCGACGCCATCAGGCGCGCCGACGCGAAAGCCTCGGCGCGCGAAATGCAAAATCGCTTAGAAGAAGTTCGCGATGCGGTATCGACCGACGCGTATGTCTGGCTATGTGCGTACGCGCAGGTCCAGTACGAACGCGAGGACGCGTGGCAACAGTACCGGATCAGAAGCTTTCTAAAAGATAACATCACGATCGCGGAGCAGATATTCGAGGACTTCAAGAACCAAGTTGACGAGGAGCACGTGTACATCGTGGAATCAGTTGCGAAGCACGGAAGGATTGGCATCCTCGAGTTCTGCGCGCAGAACTTCCTCCGCCAAAACGAGAATAACGAGCGGTGCCTCCTTGGACTTTCGAAAAAAATTGAGGGGTATTTATCCGTTGCCAAAAAGAAAACGATGTCGAGATCATTAAAAAGCGACGCCAGGAAATATAGATGTGAAAAGATGGGCATTGCATTTCAAGATTTTGTGCGCCGAGGAGAGCCCGTGTCGACGTTGCTCGAGAAGGGCGAAACCGAGTCCATGTTTTACAGGAATGCGTTCGAACGAATGCGCAAATGTTCGAGAGTCAGAGTGTCGGAACTCGAGAGAGAACGCGCGCGCATCGTACACGAAATGAAATGGAACGAACACATGGCACTTAGGTTCCGACAGGCAAAAGAAATTCTAATCATGCAAAGAAATGCTCAATTAGAGATAGTGTGTTAATAAGTATAAATACGTACAATGTCTGTAAACTACATAGCATGGGATACTGAAACGACGGGGAAATACGAGGACGGTACCCCCGCGGCAGATGCACCGTACATCGTCCAAATCGCCGCGATCAAGTACAGGAACGACGTCGAAGTCGGGTCTTTTGTTACCCTGATACGCCCACCCAATGGCATCAGGTGTTCGGATGGAGCTACTGCTGTGCATGGGATATCACAGGAACAGTTAGAAAGCGATGGGCTGTCGTTTGAAGAAGCGTGGACACAGTTCGACGCTTTCACGAAAGATGATACTGTCATGGTCGCGCACAACAATAGGTTTGACGAAAGCGTGCTTCGGGTGAATTTGGCTCGTTTCGGTATCGGCTTGAAATTCTTTGAAACAAAAACTATGGCGTGCACGTTGAAATTGAGGCGACAGAAACAGTTTCGAGATGGTAAGTTGTCCGAAATTTACCAAGAGTTTTTCAACGAGCCCCTCCAAGACGCACACGACGCCCTAAATGATTCACGGGCCGTCGGTCTCATTTACCCCATACTTCGTGATTATAGGTACATCCACAGTGACATAGGCGTCAGGGAGGTATGCATAAATGCGAGTGATGTGGACGTGGCATGTGCAAACTTTTATGGGAGGAGTATGGCCGATAAGTTGGTAAACTCTTTGTGGAGAAAGTACAAACCTGAGACATTTACGGCCGATAGAGACGATGACATCCTCATAAAATATGCATGGGTCGTCGACGAGGTGAATGGTGACACGTCACTTAAACCTTCACAATCTATCAAAAAACCGAAGTATTCACACCTTTCGGCCTATGAGAAATACATTGTTTCTAGCCACGTAACCCTGGAAAGATGGAAAGCTATCCGGAAAACTAAGTTCCCGGGCGTGGTTGAAAACTCGAGGTTTTTTCGCACTCTTGTGTGCACTATAGAGGGAACCAGGTACTACATCGTCGGTAAACCTTACGCGCTCGTGCACGAAGCCGGTGCCGTGAAGATCATATGGCCCAAGTATCGCACGGGTGCATTTGAGGGACTGCGTGATTCGGAAGAACTGACGGCGCAGGTGTATATGCACATCGTGCGTAACTGCGACGAGGTGCATGTGGTAGAAATATTTCGAGGAGAACACAGGCTTTTACCTGTCGTGAAAAAGGATCTAGAGAAATGGTCTGATATTAAGGCAGGTGTCAAACATTTTGCGTCATATTTCCATAGCAAACTTTCCTTACACGGGAGAGACATCCGTTCTAATTGATCATGACCTGCGAGACGAACTAAAAAGAATAAATGATTTAAGTCAAAGAGGCGGCGTCGAATACGCAGGATATACATCGTGGAATGGTTTTGAATTTACAAAACCGACTGCGCGCACGGACAACCGAAAGGGGTCCGTTGATATACCGGTCGAGTGTCTAAATGAGCACGTTGTGTACCACACGCACCCCACCCCGGGTGAGGGTTTGTTTTCTCTCCCAAGCGAACGCGACTTTGAAATGTTCGTCGCCATGTACCCATACGTGCAGGTTCACCTTATCCTCGAGCGCGACGGTTTCCTCGTCGTCTCGTTCGACTGGTGCGCGCACAACAAACCAGATCCGAAGATAGCTTACGATATCTTTACATCTTTTCTTAAGTGCCATCATGTCGACCAGCGAGTCGTGACCCTTGATGGATTTACATTCTACATGTCCGATGTAAGTGAATGGTCATACGCAGTAAACCAGCACGTATCATCATTCACGACAAGATCTCTCGGTTTAGAAATAAGATTTGTACCGTGGGAAGAAGATTCAAGGGAAATTCCCGTCCTCCTGAGGAATGTTGATAGAATGATGCTGCCTTAGAATATATATTTTTGATGTGACTGGATTTAGTACTATTTCTTATGGATAAGGTTTACATTCAAATATTTTCGCGCCTTTTTTTTGTCTCCGACGCGTCACAGAACGACGCCATGGCGGACGTCGACGACGTACGCGTGAGCGTGAACGACGTCAAGAATGCGGTCGGCGTTCGAGGCGAGGTCATCGCGTTACGTGGGGAGCTTCACGCTCTCACAGAAATCGTTAAGTCCCTGCAGCAGAACTTCCCACAGTTCGCCTGCGGTGTCACTCCGGTGGTCAACAACGCAGGGGGGTCTTTGTTACCGACGCCGCACCCCTCGGCCCCTGCCCCGTGCACGTGCGGGCACAAATATTTCGTTCAGGGAACGCCTAAGACGTGTCAGAAACCTGCAAAGTTTGATGAAAAAGGTGTAGACGTCGGCGTGGGACACCCGGCCGCGGTCGCATGCGGTAAGCACAAGGAAAATAAGGCGCGCCGCAGGGTCCGGGCCGATGCATCGAATTCAGGTACATCAGAAGGAGTCGATGATCGGGGAATGAAGCGATCGCGCGATGCGTTGCACAGCCATGGTCCTTCCAGTGATGACCACGAAGGGTGCGACGCATGCGAACGGAACGGAAATCAGTTGAGAGTCCTCGACAAACCCAGGGCGTACGTGAACGTGGACACTAAGTGTGAATTGCCGATCGTCAAGGGCGCCTTTGACTCACCAACGGCGTCGAGGATCATAAACGTGTTTGGTTCTCCCCGTTGCGGTGTGGAAGCGACATCGACGGGTATAGACGACATTGACCTGGGTGAAATACTTTTAGAGACGGCGAACGCCCAGTCGCCGCGAATGTTTGGAAACTACTTGTCTTAAGTCATTATATTATCTCATCACATGTTTGTGACAATAAAACTCGCGCAATAGGCTACCTGTTGTAATTAATCGCTGCTTACATATATGCTTAAATACGCCGCACTGAATCGTGAGCTTACGACGGTGATACGATCGATTTGTGCTCGGAATGAGCGCGTTATCGTCGACTACGCTAGAGAAAACGTGAAGTTGAAAGATATCGATTTAGTGTTTGACGTGACACAGTCAATCGCCCAGGCCGTGCCAAGTGGATCTATGTGTGCCCTGAAACTTTCTAGTTTTGGGGTCTCGGAGTCTCGCTCTCACGCGGCATCTTCGGTGCACCGACTCGTTGATATCGCGAAAGCGAGGGGTGTCCGGATATGTATAGATGCAGAAGACGTCCTGTACCCGGACATCTGTTATGAACTGATGAGGACACATAACACGCCCAGCGAAGTGCACGTTTACAACACATATCAGATGTACAGACGTGACGCCCTGTCTGAGATGAAAATCGATGTATGCAAATCCATGGACGATGGTTTTATGATTGGTTTGAAACTCGTTCGCGGTGCGTACTTGAAAAAACAACCCGGGGTTTTTACCGCAAAAGGCGAGACAGATGCGCAGTACGACGCGGCCCTTGTCGAAGCGCTTTCAACCTCGAGCGCGCATACTGTTTTGGCGACGCACAACGAAATTTCACTCGAAAAAGCACTAATGTTTGATCGGAGCTCCTACGTCACGGCTCAGCTCATGGGCATGGGTAGACCCCTGGGTCACGTGGACTACCGGTACGTGCCCTACGGTTCCCTGACGGAACTCACACCCTACCTTCTTCGCCGTCTGTGGGAGCGCATGAGCTGGGGGTGAAATTTCACGGTTCAAGGATAAAGACAAGCGGTTCCGCTAACACTCCTCACTTTTCGACGCGCGAGAAAGATGGAGACTTTCACTCATGCATTCATCAAGTTGCAGACAGGGGCGATACTTGAGGTTGTCAAATTCATTGAAGAAGAGCTTGATAAACGGAACGCACTGCTAAGTAAAGCTCTTGAGGACCGAGACTCGCGTATACGTGCACTAGAGGCGCGCGTGTACGCGATGGAATCGGACGTGGGGACCCCACCACCGTGTAAGACAGCGTTCGATAGCCCAGTCTCTGTCAAGGCACCGGCTACTACATCCGAGAAAAATCGTCGACCTGTCAACGGTAGACCATGGAAGAAGTGCAAACGGGGTGATGACATGTTGATGGATTTTGACGACGAGAGCGGCGGCGAGTCCGCGCAGAGGGGGCGAGCTCTTTCGCCTCGAACGGAACTCATGGAGGCTAGGCGAATAGTTGAAGAGACCGAGCCCGTCAATTTTGAGACCACGTACCTAAATACACAGGATTTCGATGACTTAATAAGTAGGCCTAGCATGGAGAATAAGATATAACATATGAATGCATTTTACATGTGGGATGCACAACTAAAAAGCACTGTCTCCCTCCGTGGGTTTCGATCCCACTGCCTCTCGGTTAACAGCCGAGTGCTCTTCCAATTGAGCTAGGAGGGAAAAGTCCGATCTACCCGATTCGAACGGGTGGCCCATGGAGAGTTATTATTTCAAACCACTACAATCCATTGCTCTTCCAACTGAGCTAAGACCGGTTAAGCTCCCGCCTGGAATCGAACCAGGATTGTTGGATTCAAAGTCCAAAGTGCTAACCGTTACACCACGAGAGCGCGTCCCTAGTATGTGCACTGCTTTTAAAACTGGAAATTTCACGCGTTTTTTCTTTGAAGCCTCGCGTTTTCTCGCTTGAGTACCGCGTTTTCTCTTTGCATCGAGTTCAGCACGCGGTAAGTGTTAGCGCGATCGATCGCATTTTTCCTTCGCAGTTTTGCGTTTTGTTTTTTAAGCTTCTCGTTGGTGCGCATCATGGCATTGATTATCTTTTGAGCTTTCTTATGGGAGATGGCGTTCTGTCGTCGCAATGGTGCGTGCACGACATCCCGCCTGTTCGTAGAATTCGGGTGGTACATTTTGACTTCAAACTTGTCCGCCCATGTCACTGATTTCTTTACCATACTACCAGGTGAGAAAATCATACGAACATCCTGATCAATTGAGGAACCATCGTGAGCACGCCCTGAGCTCGGCTTTGAGCGGTCATTTTTCGACTGACAAAGTTGTCAACGATGATCTTTCCGACCGTGGGAGCGTACTGTGCAGTTAGTTTGAAAATGAGCTTTAACGCAGCCATGCTTGTGCCTTTTGTAGAATCGTACGGCAGCACACTCACGAGTGAAAGAATAACCATGGTTAGGTAAGATGCTCCAATGCCCGCCACCGAGCGCCCTGGAATCTTATCATCCAGCGCATTTGACATGCCAAATTCATAGATACCCTGTTCCTTTTTCGTGGGATCAAAACCAGCGACTGAAAAAAGCCACCCTATCTTACCTTTCCTTGGATCGCTCAGCACTGGTTTCATGAAAGGCACCTTGCGCACCTCATTAAGTAGCGTTCTGTCTACAAAAGTGGGGTTTTGGTACAGTTTGTATGTCGCGAAGAGCATGGAGATCGTAAATAGTGCTTTTGCTATCTTACCAGATTTGATGAGATCCCTGATGTAATTAGCGGTCTTGATAGCGTCGCGCTTCATCGCACTCATGACGGATTTATCCACACCTTTCACCTCGAGGTCACGCATGGCCTTTTCGATGAGCACCTTGCCGTCTTTTTTCTTGATGGCATTTTCAAAATCATTTCTGAGATTGAATGGTGTGTCGTTAGCGTTGAAGAAGACGTTCTCAAGTTCGTTGTTGCTCGCATTGAAAAATTCATTTTTCGCGTTCTCTACTGCGACTTTGCTCGTCTCGATGATCTCCTTGATCTCATCCTTGATCTCGTTTTTCTTCTTTCTATCGATCGCGGCCTGAAGCTCTCGTTGCGTCAGATACACGCGTCTACCGTTTACATTCTTCGTGACTCGCACTTTCAATTTCTTTGCCAGTTCTTTTAACCTCTTCAAATCACCAGGAGCGGTCATATATAATACCCTAACATTTTATATCCAGAAACATCCCTCCCCCACTCACTCGCCCCGCACGAAACGCGAAGGCGCACCACACGGGCAGGTGGAGGTGAAGAACACGACCGTGTTGACAGTGTTCATGAATAAGGCGATAGAAAAGGCACGATTAGGCAGATTGATTACATAATTTTCTAGCTTGTCTGTACGATTCTTCGTAGAACGAGTAGCCGTCAAGAGACACGGTGAGAGTATTGTATTCACCGTCTGTGAACCACTCGGTGTCCCAGCCCGCATTTTCCAACGCCGTCGTGACCATATCTTGGTCTTCACAGCTCGGATCATTTTTGAACTCAAACGTTTGCTGCAAGATGATTCCATCTCCGAGCCATACGTCGACGTCACCTCGGTTCATTTGGGTCGGGGTGATCCCATACGTACTAAGATTATTGACCACGAAGGTGATCATTTCCTTGAGAGGCGTTTCGATGGTAGTCAATGTGGTCATTTGGCTTTGAAGCGTCGCGTTGTGAGGTCACCCCCAAATGGGCGAGGTGCTTATATACCCTGGAAATTGAAATTTCACTTCCCCAGGCGGACGACTCCAGAAATATTCCCCCTTTACACCTACCTACCCTCGTTCCCTCCCTCCCCCCCA